GACATTTTGCGAGATGGCACGCCGTCCTTCGAAAGAGTGGAGAGAGAGATTCAATGCCTTATCCCTGAAATGCAAGCAACTAATACATTCATCAATTACAAATGATTTTACAACAACTGACAAAGCACAACAAAGTACCTTTTATTCCTCTTCTGGTTTAATGGATGTTCGTAAGAGGTTATCGATCTCTGAAAGTTTGGAAGTGTTTGGTAGCCTGATTGATAATTGGGATCTTGTTCAGCTAGTTGGAACTCGAGCGGAGCCTTTTGTGTTGAATAACCCTGCTTCTTATTTATTGGTTAATCAATTATTGGCCTTAGCGGGACAAGCTCATTCTGCAGCTTCTATGGTGTTTCTAAATTCGTTGATGTATGATGATGCACTTGATCATGTGAATCTATGGCCTTATGAAGTTGAGCGTCCAATCCCTCAGATCACTAGAGAAGTTTTGTCACCCCCACCTTTCAGTGTCAATTCATATTACTTGCAGAGAGACATCGATGTCATTAAGGCGAAGACAAAAGCCGCGGTATATATCGAGAATTATCGAGCAGGCGACGTTTTTGCGAAGAAGCGAAGTATTAGTAAAGGAGCCACATTTGAAGAGAGAGTCTATCATGGTGCTGTGACTATGTTGCAACGAATGGTTAAGCTACGAGGATCTACCATCCAAGAATGCTTTGTCATCGCTATTTCGTCCTATCGATGTTCAGATTGTGTTCGGCGAATGATGGCATCCGAGTCTGGTACTGGCGCAATCCATGAAATGGATCATATTTGCATTATGCGATCTAACGCACTTAGATGGCTGCAAGCTGCGTTTAGTGACTTTCCAGAATTTCCGTTTTTAATGACGCGTGATGGTGTAAAGTTTGCCTCAAATTGTGGTGCAGTAAGTACGCAGGTTCCTTTGCTGTTTTTCCAAACACTAGAGATGATGGTGTTAACTATGGATGGGACATTAAGCTCAACATGGGAAGGATGGGTGTGTTGTGAGTGGTATGACAGGGCGAGAGTTGGTTTGTTTTCCGAGATGTTTGATCGGCGGGGAGTTGTAGCCCATCTGAGAGAAGCCATTTTGCGTCAGAGTCGATTGCTTCGATATCAGAGTCGCGGCTTGCATTTGGCTTCGGTGTCTAATTTTCCTAAGAGAAGCGTGAGCGCTGATGGTTTGGATGATCGAATAATTGAGGGTTTGCAAAAATTCAACAGTAAGGTGTGCTCTTTTATCCAGTCATGGATTTTCCAGATTGATTTGGTTGATGAACCTGCTAGGTGGCTAGCGGTTATGATAAAAACGTTTGCAAGTGCATTGTTATACGTTATGGGTGCAACATCTCTATCTTTGGAACAATCAGCACAAGGTACTTTAGGTATTGGAGATCCAATATCGTTTCCAAGACAAGAGATTTTGTTAGAAGGGGAATGGATTGCAGTGGACTGGTACTATCCTGACCCAGATTTAGCGGACATGCGTGAGATGGGAATGGCATTAGTGGATAACGCATCTCCAGAGTACACGGACTGGGAATATGGGTTCTTCAATGTGCAGACTACTAATAGTGCAGGTAATGTGAAAGAGGTAATTGAAGAGCGAAGAAAGCAGTTGGTTGCCGAGTTTGGGGATCAAGGAAAATTGCTGGCGAAAGTCGAGAACACACGTATCCTTGATGCTGTTCAAAAAATCACTTCCACATTTCAGAATCCTCAAGATTTCTGTGATTCTGCCGATAATGTACGTAAAGCTGGTGAGAGGCATCAAGTTGGTCGGCGGCCTAGAGTGATACAGATGGTTGGTACTGAGGGTCAATTGTCCGCATTTGTATTGCACAATGTACTTCGTCCTGCCTATAAGGCTACTAGGTTTACTACGTCAGGCAAGAATTCTGGGGATATAAGAGATATGAACATTGTGCTTGAAATTTCAGGCGAGCTTGGATATAAGTCTTCTCTGGATGTAAAAGGTATGGATTCGTCTACGAAGCCTTTTCAGACTAATTTGTCACTTAGTTGTGTGTTTCATCGTCTTAGGGGAGAGGTTCTCGGTTATCCAGCGTTTTTCTTGGGATCGACGTCGTCTTCCAAAGATAATTATGTAGTGACGAGAACACGGTATCGTGATGAGCATGGGGGGATCCTCGTTGAAGAAGAGTATAAGTTGACTTATCCGCAGTACGTTTTATTGCTGGGAGCGATACACTGGACGAGTCCAACCAGGTTTACTGATGGTTACTTTCAGGAGTTCGTCATGACATCTCGAACTGTTTTTAGGTCAGGTTTGTTAAATACTGCGGATCAGCATACGTTTCTTGGCGTGATTATGTATGCCCTTTTGGAGAAAAGATTGAGGCAACGATGGTATGGCAAGCATGGTAAGGAGATGCGGGAAAAGATTGGCCAGCGGAGAGAAGCGCTTGAAGAGTATGAGGAGCATGTTAAGTTGCTCGGTTCTGTACTTGGTGATGATCAGGTTGCTGGAGCTTTTTGTCAAGGAATTGTAGATGAAGAAGTTATTTTAAGGATTACGAGGGATTTGTGCGATGAGACAAAGTTTTTGATGGAAAGGTTAGGTTATGAGTGTGAGCCGGAGATATCTGAATATTCTGCTGAGTTTCTTAAACAGAAGGGAGTGCTTGGAGCGCCTGAATTGTTTCCAGAGCGGCTGCTTTTATTTTCGTCGGAAAGAGGTGATATGGCTGGGTCACTTCCTCTTGATCGAGTTAAAATCATGTTGAGTATGACGGATGAGAAGATTGGCCGCGCGCGATGTCCTTTGCCTTATGCGTCATTAATGTTGTTCACATCCTGGGTGTCGGGGACTGCTTCTTTTTCAATTGGTGAAGAAGGTCGGCTGTTATATCGGACTGGTAGAAATTGGAAGAAGGTATTTGCATCTAAAAGAGCCGCATCCGTTGCATGGAAGGATCAATTCACGTCCGATGGAGTGTTTGACGTCCGATGGAATGGTTTTGGGATGTTCTATAAAGAGTGGGCTTCTGCAAATACCAAGACGATCTTACTTGGATGCGGGTTATTGTGGGCTTGCAGTGACGCGCTTGGAGTTCCGTTCCCTCCCCTGGTGCAAAAAGATGAGATTCTATGTCCGGGAACGTCGGTATATACGATTCCTTCGAACGCAATGACACACTATCTCCTCTGGGCAACACGTAGAGATCGAGCAGACGCAGAACGTATGTGGCGGGCAGTCCGAGACGATTTACTTCGTGGTGACAATGATCCATTGGAAAGCTACATTGAATATGTAGATAAGATGTTTGCCGAAGTGGGAGTTATTGACATTCCTTTTTCAGCGCTTCATATTTACGGAGTTGGGATGGGATTCGTCGCTGGAGTAATGCCTGTACCTATGGAAGTGTGGTATGATTTTGGCTTGTTTGGAAAAGTAGGAGGGTTTGGGACGTGGATTGCAGAACTTGTTTTTAAGGACATCCGGATTGACCGTGAGAAATACGATTTACCTCGGCTGTCTATGTGGAAGAATGCGGCCAACCATTCACTGCCGAGTGAGGTTCGTAGGGCGAGTTTGTATGCACGGGATACGTTGCATGAAAAGTATGGAATGGTAGTCCCGTCAGCTGTTCTAGTTGCTGAACGTCCAGGATGTAAGATCGATCAGGCGCTGTTTGAGGTCCGACGAGTCGGGATGGAGGATGTTAGAGAACTTGAGAAAGTGCTTGATGAGCTAACACGCTTGAACCACCTGGAGCGGAAGTTTACTAAGAGGCTGGCGATGGGCTTATTTATCGTTGAGAAATTGACTGAGCGTAGAACTGGGTATGGCCCTGCAATAGCAAGTAATGGATGGGGGCATATTGCCGCGCCATATAGCTTTCAGGCACGATTGCTAGAGTGTTTGGCGTTTCCAATGTACAATGGGTTCAACTACGAAGCAGTACGTGAAAGAGTGTTTGTTGATGGGAAGCTCCCGGGTGACCCTAAATTGTATCTAAAGATAGGGAGGCAGGCATTATCCTATAGTGAAGAGGCGTATAACCTTGTATCTGCTTCAATGGGGTTGTCAAGCAGACAAGCTGCGGACATGCGCGACATGATCTTGGAGGGAATTAACGGGCTAGAGGAAGCACGATTTGCCCTAAATCCTCGTAAGACATTTCTGTTTGATGTTTCGCGCAGAAAGGGTGCAGGTTTTTTCCAAACTCCTCACCGGCGGAAGACTAATCAGGCATATTGTGAGATGATGGGTATGGCGCTACTGTTAATGGAACCATGGAAATTCAGTAGTGGAGATTGGCGAATGTCTTTCTCTCATCGCTTGCGCGCAATTCTTGGGAGGAGGTAGGAATCTGAGCTCTCCATCGCTTTGCAGTC